TGATCAAAAAGAAAATGAAAATGATGAAAATAATCCCTATACTACAAAAATTGAAGTGCCTATTTATCAAATTACTGGTAATAAGCCAACTATTAACGAATTGGTTAATAAAGAAAAAACTTTTGATTTAATAAATAAAATTAAAAACTCAAAATTAGATAGTGAAATTAAAGATTTTTTAATTTTATCTGCTTATAGGCATCTAACTTTTGATTATGCAAAAATAGCTGAGTATTATGCTCATAGTGACGCTGAAATTCAAGACTTAATGGAACAATTAGCTTTAATAATTATTGATTTTAATAAGGCAATAGAAAATGGATTTATTAGTTTTAATGTAGACAATTATGATCGTTATATGGATTTAGAAGTAGTTGGTGATGAATATGAATAAATATATTGATGATTTTTGCTTTTTCATTCTTACTTTTGGAAGATCAGATAATATAAAAACTTTAAATACATTAGAGAAGTTAAATTATAAAGGCAAATGGTATTTAGTTTGTAGTGATGATGATGCAACGCTACAAAATTATAAAAATAAATATGGAGATAAAATTATTGTTTTTAATAAAGATGAAGCATTAAAGAAATTTGATATAGGAGATAATTTTAACAATAAAAAAGCGGTTGTTTTTGCTAGAAATATTTGTTGGGAGATAGCTGAAAAATTAAATATAAAGTATTTTATGCAGTTAGATGATGATTATACAATTTTTAATTTAAAATATGACAAAAATGGTAACTTTATTAGTCACGTAGAATTAAAAAATTTTGACAATTTATTAGAATCATTTATAGATTTTTTTATTCAATCTAAATTTCATTGTTTAGCTTTTGCGCAAGGTGGAGATTTTATTGGTGGACCTAATTCTCAATTTGGAAAAAAAGGTTTTTCGATGAAAAGAAAAGCTATGAATACAATGTTATGCTCTACTGATAAACCATTCACTTTTTTAGGGAAAATAAATGAAGATGTAAATGCTTATGTTTTTCATGGTTCGCAAGGTAAATTATTTGGAACTGTTTCATTGGTTAATATTGAACAAGGTCAAACTCAAAAAAATACAGGTGGGTTAACTGACATATATTTAGAAAGTGGCACATATGTTAAAAGTTTTTACTCTGTTTTATATAATCCGTCGTGTGTAAAAATAATTAAAATGGGTTCATCTAATCCTAGAATTCATCATAAAATTTTATGGAATAATGCAGTGCCTAAAATTATTAGTGAAAAGCATAAAAAGTAGGTGTTAAAAATGGCAGAAAAGAAACTAGATGCGGAACTAATTGAACGAGCGCACAAGCTAATAAGTGAAGGTCATTACGCAGTGACGGTTTGCGCTTATTTAGGCATAGGTGAATCCACATATTATTCATGGATTCAAAAAGCAAAAACGGATGCAGAAAAAAATAAAAAATCTATATATGTAGAGTTTATGGAGTCCATAAACGAAGCCGAAGCAAAAGCCGAAATGAGACATTTACAAAACATTGTTAAAGCGAGTGCAGATGGTACTTGGCAAGCGAGTGCGTGGTATTTAGAGCGTAAGCATAAAGCGAAATGGAGTACGAAGCAGGAAGTACAATTGAGCGGTGATGAAGAGAAGCCGATCAAGGTGAATCTAAAATGGGATTAAGGCAAATAGAATTATACAAGCCACACGCAGGACAGAAGGTTTTGCACCAATCGCCAAACATCAAAGAGCGTACACGTTTTCGAGTTGCGGTATGTGGCAGGCGATTCGGAAAAACGTTAGCTTGTGCAAATGAGATTTTAGAACACGCATTGACCTATAAAAAAACGATAAATTGGTGGGTTGCTCCAACCTATCAGCAGACGATGATTGCATATCGGTTGATTGAAAATGCGCTGATGGATACAGGGTTGATCGTTGACAATTTGAAAAGTGAAAAGCGTATCGTTTTATTTAACGGTTCAGCGATTATGTTCAAATCTGCGGATAACTTCAACGCACTTCGAGGTGAGGGTGTAGACTTCCTTGTTATCGATGAAGCGTCAATGATTCAGCGCGAAGCATGGGAGCAGGCAATAAGACCAACATTGTCGGACAAGAACGGTAAAGCAATTATCGTTAGCACTCCAAAAGGTCGAAACTGGTTTTATGAATTGTATATGCGCGGAATAGGCGAAACGAACAGTGAATACAAATCATTCAATTTTCCAACGTCATCAAATCCACATATACCGCAAAGTGAAATTGAAGAAGTGCGGAAAACTCTACCATCGGATGTATTTAGACAAGAATACGAAGCGGAATTTTTGCAGGATTCAGCAGGGGTTTTTCGTAATATAAAAGATTGTATCGCAGGGAGTTTCGAAGAGCCGACAAACAAAAGCTATTACATCGGTTGGGATATAGCCAAGACGCAGGATTTTTCTGTCCTAACGGTTATGGATTCTAACAATCATGTTGTTGCGTTTGATCGGTTTAATCAAATTGATTACAGTTTGCAGTTGAAGCGAGTTGAAATGTTAGCGAAGAAATATAGAGCAGTCGTATTGATGGATTCGACAGGAGCAGGAGATCCAGTATTAGAGCAACTTCGCAAGATGGGTGTAGCGGTCGAGGGTTATCATTTGAGTAATACAAGCAAACAGCATTTGATCGAGCATTTAGCGGTTGGAATCGAACAAAGGTTATTAACTTTTCCGCAGATTGATGTGCTTGTCCATGAATTGCAGGTGTACGAATATGAGATCACGCGAGCAGGTAACTTGCGTTACAATGCGCCTAGCGGTTTCCATGACGATTGCGTCATATCGCTTGGATTAGCCTACTGGAAGGCGAAACAAACCGATGCAATAATTTTCTGATAGAATTAAAACTATTGGAGGTGATAACTTGGGAATTTTTGATTTTTTGAAAAAAGACAAATGGCGATATGTCATGCAAGGCAATCTCAATATTCCAGTTTGGACAACGCAGAAAGACAAACAATTCATCACAGAGGGATATAATCGCGTGGTGTGGGTGTACTCTTGTGTGGGCGCGATATCTAGCGCAGTGTCAAGTGTGCCATGGTTGTTATATCGAAAAGGTCGCGCTGGTCGTTTGATTGAGGTAACAGACCATCCCATTTTAACAATGCTAAACAATCGCGCGAATCCGTATATGTCCAGCAAGGATTTTATTGATTATTGGTCGACATATTTGGCGATTGAAGGCAAGTTTTATGCAGAATACAGCAATCCTAATATGCCGACTGGACTTTATCCAATCTATCCACATTATGTTTATCCAATTCCACATCGCACTGAATTCATCGGCGGTTTTGAATATCGACTAGACGAGCCAATTCGATACAATGCGAATGAGTTGCTATGGTCGAAATTCAATGATCCGCTTGATGTCTATCAAGGGCAGTCACCACTTCGAGCATTATCTCGGACGGTAGATACTGAAAATGAAGCGGTTGACTGGAACAAGACAACGTTACAGAATGCAGGAATTCCAGCAGGTGTTTTTCAGATTCAAAATCCGAGTCCAGAGTTATCGCAACGCTTGGAGGAAGAGTGGCAGAAGCGATATGGCGGTGGAAGTAATGCGCGTAAGCCTTTGATTTTAAATAGCGACAAAGCGAGTTATATGCCATTGGGATTGTCGCCAGTCGATATGGACTTTTTAAATCAGCGCAAGATTAATCGAGTTGAAATATGTAGTGCGTTTGGAGTACCTTCTCAAATCGTAGGGGATCCCGAAGGGCAGACCTATTCAAATTACGGTGAAGCGCAAAAAGCCTTCTGGGAAAACACCGTTATCAGTCGATACTTGGAGCATATGCGCTTAAAGTTACAAAGCGACTTGTTACCTAGATATGCAGATAACTTGGAGTTACGTTATGACCTTTCAAACGTTGGTGCGTTAAAGGAAAATGAGGATAAGAAAGCAACGCGAGTATTGAACTTGTGGAAAGCTGGACTTATTACGCGCAATGAGGGCAGATACGCATTGGATTATGAGGAAGACTTGAACGGAAACTTGTACTTCAATGAGTTGACCTTATCCTCTCTCGCTCCTATGTTGCCAGTTACAACGGAAGAACAAATGCCAGTAGCAGAAGAAGTTGAAACGGAAGAAGTTGAAACGGAAGAAGTAGAGCCGATTCAAGACGATCAAGTCGAAGTAGAGCCGATGGAAGAAGAAGAAGAAGGCGAAGAATCCGAAGGCAACAACATAACAATCATTATTCAAAACTTGATTGAAAATGCGGTAAAAAAAAAAGAGGTAACTGACTTTCCGGAAGTTGGCGACTCTGAAACGATCACTTTAAAGAATTCGAGTTATGAGCTGATACCTCTCGATTATGCCGAAAACATCCGCGAAAACTATCCTAGCATTTGGGGTGAAGGCGGTAACATTCAAGGCAACGACACCTACCGAGTTATCAAACGTATTCGCGAAGAAAACAAAAGCGCAGACGAATTGACCGACAACGACAAAGAAATCATTCGAATGCGTGAAGCATGGTCAGCGCGTCACGAAAAAGATTTTCAATTAGCAGGAGTCGTTGCGCAGATCAAATGGCATATGATCGGTTCGCGTGGGTTTGACCATATGCGAAAAGTGATCGATGAAGCAAAGGACAAGCTGGATAAGAAACAACGCATGATGAAGGTTGATGAACAGCGCGAGTATTACAAATCCTTTGACCGTCAGCGCGAAAAGTTTGTCACGAAAACGAGAAATCAACTTGAAGATCATTTTAATTCTGAACGAAAAGCGGTATTAAAATCGATTCGAAATGCGAGTACTTCTCAAATTGAATCGAAAATTGATGCGGTTATTGATTCGGACAAGACGAAATTGCAATCAATTCTTACAGCGATGAACATTGCAGTTATCAAGGAATTTGGCGACAGAGTCACAAATGAACTTGAAAAAAATAAGAAGATGGCAACGAAACAATTTGACGAGTACAGCCCATCGATTCAAGCATGGATTGCAAAAAATATTGCAAATGCAGTCGTATTGGTTAGCGACACAACCAAGCGCGATATTAAAAAAATCATTAACGATGCAATTCAGCTTGGTTGGGGAATTGGCGCGGAAGATCAAGAAAACACAATTGCATGGGCGATTGGTAATTTGTACTTAGATCAAATAATTCCGAATCGTAGCGAGACTATTGCACGAACAGAAGTGATAACAGCATCAAATCAAGGTTCGTTAGAATCGGCGCGACAGTTTGGAAAAGGTCTAAAAAAGTATTGGATCCCAACCTTTGACGATTCTACGCGAGATACTCATAAAGAGATGGCAAATAAAAAGCCGATTGGACTAGATGAAGAATTCTTAGTTGGTGGAAGTCGCGGACAAGCGCCAGCATCAATAACGCTTTCGGCAAAAGAGCGAATCAATTGCCGATGCACAATTGGATATACAGACGAATTTGAAGAATAGAGGTGAAGTGAATGCAATATAAATCGAGTAAATTCGAGATCAAAGCGAGCGGTGAAAACATCATTGAAGGCTATTCTGCCTATTTTGACAACATCGATTCATATGGTGATATAATCGAAAAGGGAGCATTTAAAAAGACCCTTAACGAAAATAGAAATCGTGTGAAAGTGTTGTGGCAACATGACACAAGCGAGCCAATCGGCAAGCCGATCATGATGGAAGAAGATTCAAAAGGCTTGTACATCAAAGCACAAATCTCACAGACGGATATCGGCAAAAAGGCAATGATTCTCATGCGTGATGGTGTCGTTGATGAAATGTCAATTGGTTACGATGTAATTAAAGACGAGTACAAAGGCAAAAACCGTATGCTTAAAGAGTTGCGCTTGTGGGAGTTTAGCCCAGTCACTTTTGCAGCTAACGAAAAAGCGAAAATTACAAGTGCCAAAAACTTTAATGAATTGATTTATGATATCCGAAACGCAGATCGTAACGAGATTAAAAACGCGATTGAAAAACTAAATGAACTTTTGAAAGAATTTGAGCCGACAGCGATCACTCAAAAAGAAACAGAGGTTCAAGAGCAACAAGTCAAATCGATTCTTGAAATGATTAGAGGTTTCAAATCGGAGTAAAAAACTAAAATTTAAGAGGTGACTATGATGTCAGATTCAATTAAAGAGATTCAATCGGCAATCGGCGAAGCACTTGCGAACAGCGCGAGCAAATCCGATTTAGCACAATTGCAAGCGCAATTTATGGAGCGCTTGAACGCGAAAAGCACAGAAAATCATGACATTGATGCAATCCTTGCAAAACAGCAATCTGCATTCGAAGCAAAAATGGCAGATATGTTTGAGCAACAAAAGAAATCTGCATTCGGTGGTCAAATGCAAAAACAATCATTCGGCGACTTCCTTGTTAAAGCGCGCATGAATGATGCAGGTTTAAAAGAAATGACACGCAAAGCATTGTCCGAAGGTACTGGTGTTGATGGCGGTTTCCTAGTGCCAGAGGAATTTATGGCAGAAGTACAACGTGTGCAACTTGAAGAAACAGTTGTGCGTGCAAATGGTGCGCGCGTTTTGAACATGAACAGCAACATCATGCGAATTCCTGCATTGAACATCGCAAGCAACGCAAGCGGTAGCGTGTTTGGTGGTATTACAGCTAACTGGACAGGTGAAGCAGAAACAAAAACACCATCTGCTCCAAAATTCAAACAAGTGACATTGGAAGCTAAAAAACTTGTTGGTTATGTAGAATCATCCGATGAATTGAACAATGACGCTATTGTTTCAATGGGCGGATTGCTTCAAGACTTGTTTACACAAACAATCGCATTTGAAGAAGATAGCGCGTTTTTGACTGGTAACGGTGTAGGCAAACCGCTTGGTATCGTTAATGCTCCTTGTACGGTTGCAGTGACTCGTACAACAGCAAGCCGAGTTGGAACAGTAGATTTAGTTGCAATGTTAGCGCGTTTTTACCGCAAAGGCGGAAGCCCAGTTTGGTTGATTAACCAATCCGTATTGCCAGAGATTTATAAGCTAAAAGACGAGAACAGCAACTACATCTTGTTGCCAGGTTCAAACAGCTCCATTAGCGGTGCACTTCCTACTACCATTTATGGTATCCCAGTAGTTGTTACAGAGAAACTTCCTGCGCTTGGTACAAGTGGCGATATCGTTTTGGCTGATATGCGTTATTACTTGATCGGAGATCGTCAGCGCATTACGGTTGATGAGTCCATTCACGTTAAATTCCAAACAGACGAGAAGTCTTGGAGATTCGTAACACGTGTAGACGGTCAACCTTGGATTGATTCTGCTATCACACCACGCGCTGGCGGTTCGACATTGTCGCCATTCGTGAAATTGACATAATAAAAGGGAGGTCAAAAAAATGCCAAACGGAAAAATCACCGAATATAACACAATCGCAGAAGCGATTTATCCACAAGTAAGCGCAGGAATTTCGTCTTCGGTTTTGGTTGATATGCGAGACTATGGTCAATTCTGCGCGGTTGTCTCTCATGGAACAGCTACAACAGCTTCAACTTTTGTTGTAAAGGTGTACGAGTCCACAGCTTCAACTTGGGCAGGTGGTGTTGCTACTTTGCTTTCAACCACAACAACTTCAATTGCGACAGCTTCGACAGCAGTAGCAAAAGTTGAAGTTGACGCGGTAGACATTACAGAGGGCGCGCGTTACTTGGGGATTTATGTTACTAAAACCGATACAGCTTCGAGCTTGTCTGCGGTTACCGTTGCTTCGAATGATCGTTACTTAGGCTAATTTGAGCCTATCGGGGAATAGTTGACGAATGATAAGTGCGAGCCTGTACGCATTTTCCCCGATTAAATACAGGTTTTTTAATACAAAACAGGGGTGTTAAAAATGGAAGAATTGAAAAATCAAAAGCATATGAATATTTTTGTTGCGGTTCCGATGAATCGACCGGTTGAGTTTCGGACATTCGAGTCATTTGTGCGCCTTGCAAATCTTCGCGGTGTACATTCTTATATGTTCGGATTCACTCAAAACAGTCTAGTCTATGACGCGAGAGAAACACTTGTCGATCAATTCTTGAAGTCCCCATGTGATGCGATCATGTTCATAGATTCAGATATGGTTTTTCATCCGCAGTCGGTTGAGATTTTGAGTTATCACGACAAGCCATTCATCACAGCAAAAGCATTTAAGCGCGTATCGCCTTATCAACCTTGTTTCTACAACAAGATCGAAATTCAAGAGGATAATCAAATCTATTTGGAATCGCCAGTAGAATATCCAACTGGTTTGATGAAAATTGACGGAGCGGGATTAGCTTGTGCATTGATTAAGCGCGAAGCCTTCGAGCAGATCGAGAAGCCTTACTTCTTTCCTACTCCAAATTTAGGCGAGGATTTAAGTTTCTGTTTGAAGCTGAAAAATGCAGGAGTAGAAATGTTCGTTGACTTGTCGCTTCAATTTGGGCATTTGACGCAAGACGTAATTTTAGAGTCGCACTTTCAGCAAATCTATCAAGCCGAAAAATTAAAAGGCAATCAAGATAAGATTTTCGCGGAAGGTGCAAAATGAAACGAGTGCTAATAGGTGCGCCAGTCAGACAAGATCACACGACATTTTACAAATATCTCAAAGCGCTAAATCAACTTGATACCGCAGGTGTCGAAGTTGATTTTTTGTTTATTTTGCACAATTCGCCAAGATTAAAACGATTTTTGAAACCATCGCAGTATATTGAATATCAAAGCGAGCATGAGTATGTTCGTGATGAAATTACGCACATTTGGACAAATAACAATTTGTCCGATGTTGCTAATATGAAGAACTTCTTATTAGCGGTAGCGCGAAACAATTATGATTATTTCTTTTTAATCGATTCTGATATTATAGTCGAATCCGATACACTCAAACGTTTGATAAGCCATGATAAAGATATAGTAGCTCAGTGTTTTTGGACACAATGGAAACCTAACAGCGAGTGGATGCCTAATGCGTGGCTGTCAGACTTTTACACGTTTGAAACAGAAGGACAGTGGCGACAATGGCACAAATACGGATTATATGCAGTAGGCGGTACAGGAGCTTGTATCTTGATTAGCGGTCAAGTATTACGAAACGACAACGTTTCCTATACTCCAATACCAAACGTGACTTTCTCGAATTGGGAAGATCGAGCGTTTTGCATCCGAGCGAGCGTGTGCGGATATGAAATGTACATCGACACAACGAATCCACCTTTGCATTTGTACCGACAAAAAGAAATGAAGCCACAAAAAAACAAAGCAAAACAAACACACCAAACAAAATAAGGAGGTTCTAAAATGGTTAGAAACTCCATAGATTCGCGGTCGTTTGCGCGTAAAACAATCGAGTATGAACACGCAAGAATTCACGAAGGTTTTGGGTTTGATTGCGATATAGAATTCACACTTTCAACAACCAATCCAAAATATTGGCATATCGAAACAGGAGCATCAGAAGTGCATCTAAAAGATATTGTTTTGAGTACAAACAAGCCTGATATTAAAATGTACGTTTTCAAAAATCCAACTGTTACAAAAAACGCTTCGCCAACAACGGAAACAATTTTTAATTCTGATGATGATGAAACGTATAATAGTGATGTCAATATTTATAATAACTCGACTATTGTTTCGGAAGGTTTGAAACGAAAGGTTTATTATTTAGCAGGTTCGAGCGGTCAAGGTCACTCATCGGCAGGCGAGGCGAGCGCGTACGGTTCTTGGGAATATATTCTTAATCCGAACAGCAATTATTTAATAAAAATTGTGCGCATTGTTTCGGATGGCGATACGACAGGAGTTTTCAAGATTCGTTTTTATGAAGAGGACGAGTCTCAGTAAGGAGGTGTGAAGATGGGGTACTGGGATTTTGAATCATTAGAAGTATCAAAGCCAAAATACCAAAATGTGACGGTGACAACAGGCGAGCCAGTGCATGAACCTGTATCATTGGAAGAAGCTAAAAATTATTTAAAAGTTGATTATTCAACGGATGATACTCTTATCGAAAACTTAATTCACGTTGTGCGAAAACAAATCGAAAATGAATTAGGCGGTCTGTTAGTTGTCAAACGAACGGTCACACAAAAGCAAACAGGTGGTTTGGAACGTTTACCGCTTTTGAGACAGCCTGTAAATTCAATTACTTCTATTACTTACTTTGAGGAATTCGCTTCGACTGGTTCGGTAGTTGCATCGACTGATTATCGTTTTATTGATGGGCAAATTTATCATAAAAATGGTTGGTGGAACGCAGGTAGAGAATCAGATGGCTATGTGATTGTGTACAATGCGGGCATAGCCGATGATACAGGACAAAGCGCAGAGAATTCACCGCACACTTTACGACAAGCGATTATTCGAATCGTTGCCTATTTATACGAGAATCGAGAAGAGTATGTAACACAGATTAGCGAAGGTAATATGACGGTAACCTATGATAAAAAAATCCGTTCAGATGTAAATCTTCTGCTGATGCCATATCACACAGGATTGGCGGTGTTTTAATATGCTAACTCGATTACGACAACGAGTAGAGATTCAGACACTCACAACTGTTTCTGCTGGCGGTGGATGTTTCACAGAAACTTGGACAACTACCGCTACACGATGGGCTAACGTGCAGATCAAAAGCGCGGTTGAGGAATTCACATACGGAAAAGATCAACAGGCTAACACGTATCGCATAATCATGCGCAAAGAAGCATTTACAAACAAAAACCGTTTTTTGTTTAATGGTCTTGTACTCACTATCGAATCCGTCAGCGATCCAACGTCAGCTGGTCGCATGATGGAAGTTGTTGCTAGGGGTGAAGTAGCATGATATCGGCGCGTATTGATAATTTTGACGCATTTAATGCACAGATCAAACAATTATTAAAAGAGTTTCCGCGAGAAGTTTCAAAAGAGATTTATAATACAGCGTTGGTTGATGTTGAATCGTTTATGAAAACAAAAACGAATATTCCTGTAGATACTGGAAGACTTCGTGCATCGATTCATACTAAACGAATCGGAAAACCGAATCACCAATACACAGATCGTGAAGGCAATTCATATAACGGAACAATAACTGGTCAAGTATCTCGTGAGCAAGTTATTGTAGGTACGAATGTTGAATATGCCGAATATATCAATGATTTTGGTGGCGGTGGTCAATTTTCAAGAAGAACCGTCAAAGGCGCAAAACGTCCAAAAGGTTATGGAAAAGAATTTTTCGATAAAGCGGTAGCCAACGGAGAAAAGCGACTGATTGAACGCATGGAAAAATTAATTAATGATTTAGGTGATAGTGTATGAGCGCATCATGGGAAGCACAAAAAGCCTTATATACAGCACTTTCAACCGATTCTGCTTTCATGACCAAGATCGGAAGCCGACTATATGACGAGCCACCAACAAATGAAACTTATCCATATTGTACGATTGGTCAAATGATCGAATCAAAGTACAATCGATTAGATAACAAAGGTTTTCAAATCAATGCTACAATGGTCATATACACAAAAAGCGGTCGATTAGGATACAAGCCTGCAAAAGAAATTCTAGTCGAGATGAATCGTGTATTAAATCAAAAGCGTTTTGCGATGACTGGATTTAACATGATTCAGTGTTACTTTGAAAATGCGGATAATGACCGCGATGAAGACAAAAGAATTATTACAGCAAACTATACAATATTAGCACAGGAGGTTTGATTAAAATGGCATTTTTTTCACAAGGCGCAGTATTTAAATTAGGTACGACAACGGTGGCAGAGGTTACGAGTATCAGCGCTCCAAACTTATCAGCTGACACACTTGATGTTACTACTCATGGTTCGACTGGTCGTTACCGAGAATTTATCCAAGGTTTGCGTGACGGTGGCGAAATCACAATCGAGGGTATGTATACGACGGCAAGCGCAAGTTTGATCGTCACACAATTAAACACAAGCACAGCAGTAACAGCGACAGTAACCTTGCCAACAACACCAAGTAGCACAGTATTCACAGCTTCGGTGATTACAACAGGCTTCACAGCAGAGGCGCCAGTTGATGGAGTCATTCCATTTACAGCGACATTCAAAGTGAGCGGACAACCAACACTTGGTACAGTTTAATAAAAATTAGAGGTGCAATATGAAAAAGACAGTATCCATAACGCTCGACAGGGAGCGCCAATTGAAACTGGACTTGAATGCCATGAGTGAATTTGAAGAGTTAACAGGCAAATCACTTTTCACAATTGGCGACGGTTTAGGACAAGCGCGGTACATTCGCGCGATGCTTTATGCTTGCATGAAATCAGCAAAAGAAGAAATCACGATGGATGAGGTCGGCGAGTTGATCGACATGGACAACTTCGAGTACTTGCATAGCAGACTTAATTTGCTGATGAACAAAAGTTATGGAGAGCAAGAAGCAACAGACGATAAAAAAAAATAGAAGCGCCGAACCTTTTAGAGTTATGGTCAATCGGTCGCTATGACCTTAGGCTTACAGATGATGATTTTTGGGGATTAACACTCAAAGAATTCAACTTATTGATGAAGCGTCACAAGGAGCAGAGAAGCGCGGAGATGTTCAATTCCGCGCTTATTTGTGCAACTATCGCAAATGTGAATCGTTCAAAAGGTCGAGCCTATACACCAATGGACTTTATGCCAAAAGAAGAAACGAAGCCGAAAAAGAAAATGAGTATCGC